CTCGCCAGATGGGTAAAACCGTAACGGCATCTATCTTTAATGCTTGGTATCTGACATTTAATATGGACAAGAACACTCTATTACTTGCCAACAAATCTGACTCAACAAAAGAAATTATTGATAAAGCCAAGACCGTAATTGAGAACTTACCGTTCTACATGAAGCCTGGTATTATTAAATATGACGTGATGAATGTTCGTTGTGATAATGGTTGTCGTCTAATGGGACAGTCAACCACAGCAAAATCCGGTATTGGTTTTACAATTCACAACCTGTACTTGGACGAGTTTGCACACATTCACCCGTCGATCGCAGACTCTTTCTATGAGAACGTATATCCTACGTTGTCCTCGTCGAAAGTCTCAAGAATTACAATTACATCTACACCAAATGGATTTAACAAATTCTACCAAATATACGCAGCAGCAGATCGCGGCGATAATGAATATCATGCTATGCGTATCGACTGGTGGCAACATCCAGACCGAGACGAAGAATGGTATGAAAGAGAGTTAAAGAACTTAGGCTCAATTGAGGCATTCAATAAACAGTACGGTAATGAGTTCGTTAGTTCGTCTAACCTACTACTCGATCCGGTGGATATGAAGAAGATGCGAAAGAGAATGAGGCCTTATGTTTATCATGACTTCGATGAATTTGACTATATCTCAATTGATACAAAAGGATTCCTAGAGTGGGATCCAGAATTTGATATTGATACATGTAAAGATCAAGAGAATTTCTGGCTATTCTCGGTAGATATTGCTGAGGGAAATGGTGGTGATTCTTCTGTGATTAATATATTTCAGGTCAATCCTATGAATTCCGATGAGATTAAGAATGTTGTTAATCCAGGTGCAATGTATGACTTCTTTAAATTTAGCCAAGTCGCTAGGTTTAAATCAAACGAACATGTAATCGAGGATTTTGCAAAGGTACTATATACATTGGCGGTTGACATCTTTTACTCTGAGAACGTAAAGATGATTATCGAGTACAACACATACGGTACGGTCTTGTTTAATTATCTAAGACAGATCTTCCCTCAAAGAAATGATTTTGATGATGAAATGATCGTTAAATTTAAGCACAGACACGATGGCAGGTCACTAAAACCGGGTATTAAACTAAAATCTGATAACAAGGCAATCTTTTGTCAAAATTTTGCAAAGTTATATAAGATAAATAGATTAGATTTAACAGACGAAGTTACAGTGACAGAGGCATCATTATTTGGTACACTACCCAACGGTAGTTATGGAGCTCAAATGGGCAACGACGATGTGATTATGACTTGCATTACTGCGACTGAGTTTTTTAACACTACTGACTATGCAGATTTTGTAGAAGAGATATTAGATTTCGTAGACCCAGAACTCCATGATGAGATGGAAGCTATACTTTTTAGAGATAGTGACCAACAAGGAGATTTGCAGTATGATATTTATGACCTGTTGAAATAAATTTGCAGAAAGACACGGATATATAATAAAAGAATAAAAAATAATAACGAACAATTATGGCATTAAGTCCTCAATTACTACAGTTCAAAAGCTCAGGCGTATATCGTCTAGAGTTTGACAAGTCACAGACTGTTAACATTCCTGCGGAAACTATCAGACTAGTTGTAGGTAGATCTAATAAAGGTCCTTACAATACTCCAGTTCTAGTAGAAGATGTAGAGCAATTCAAGCAAGTTTTCGGTGGTGTAGACAAGTCATTAGAAAGAAAAAACATGTTCTTCCACAGATCAGCGATCGAAGCTCTGTCTAGAGGTCCTATCTTAGCGTTAAACCTAACTACTGCAGATCCAGATGATAAGGTGAGTGTATTCTCTCCTGCAACTAACTCTTCACAGGAAGGTTTAAGCGGTAACAGTACTCAGGCATCAGAAGATTCTGCTAATAGCTTTAGCGAAGTATTTGATACTGATAAATTCTGGGTACCTTCAGATGAGAAGCTACTAGCTGCTACTGCAGAAGATACAAACCACGCAATTTCTTTTGTTAATATCAAACAAGACCCAATCACAGTTATTATTAGACAAGCTGCTGATGTTAGAGGTTTTGAATTAACAGCAAGAGAATGGTACGGTGAATCAAACATTCCAGAAGGTATTGATGCGGATGAATACGTATCAGACTATATGGTTGATGTATTTGTATTCAAAGGTAAATTTGACGCAGAAGAGTTAAATAACGATCCTAACTACGGTGAGTATTTTGATGCTGACGGTCTACTTAAAGCTCAATTTGCTAAATTCGCTGGTTTAAGAGAAGTAACTTTATTAGCACAATACAATGGTGTATCTTTAATCCCTGAATTTATTGATGCAGAAGGTAATCAAATGTACATCGAGACTCTAATTAATCTAGAGGCTAGAAGAACAGGTTTATTCTGTGCGGTACAGGAAGATGCACTTCCACAAATTGACTTAATTGGTAATAACTTTGACATCTACCAAGATTACGAAGTTTTATCTCATAAAGTAAATCAAGAAAGAGCTCCTCAAACAGCTAACCTAACTGCTTATGCAGGTGTATGTCACGTTGACGGTGCTATTTTAACTATTAACGGCGGCGGTAACTTAACAGCTGCTAATATCGCATTAGACGGTATCGCAGAAGGTAAATGGTTAGAAGCAGCTATTGGTGGTGAATATGTTAAAATCGACGACGTTAGCGATATTAACGGAGGCGGTGTAATTATCACAGCTACTGGTAATATTTCTAAAGGTTATGAAAAATTCACAGCAGCAAATCCTGCAACATGGCAAACTCCTACTACTATTACTGTTGATGCTAACGGTAACTTAGTCTTAGCAGATGCTCCATTTAACTACGGTAACTTACAAGGTGCTGCTGGTTACTACCTACTATCTGAAAATGATGGTGAGTATGTAGAAATCCACTCGGTAACTTTAGATAACGTTACTGGTGCAGTAACTATTTCTCCAGCAGGCTCTCTTGGATTTAGCGCAGATTATGCTGGTGCTAACCAAATCCAACTAGCAGTTTCTGAGAAAACTATCAATACTGCATTTACAGCATGGACTCTAAGCCCTAACGCTAGAGCAGAGATGATTCCTACTTTAGGCGCAGGCTGGGACTTTACTCCAAACGGTGCTGGTAGATTTACATTCTCAGGAGATTCTACAGCTTCTGCATGGAACGCTAATATCAAAGTAGGTATGTACGTACCAGGTGATGGCGGTAAATTAGCTAGAATCAAGAAAATCGTTAAAGAAGTAAACGGAGACGTAACTTACTACAAATTTGAAACACACAGAGTAGTTACTAATAGACCTCCATACGCTCTTAAGAGATATGAAGAAACTGCTGGTTTCTACAAGACGTTCCCTCTAGAAGGTGCAACTCAAACTGAGAAACTAATTGGAGGTTCAGACGGCTTACTATCAGCTATTAAGCCAGGTACTGGTTTAGGTAACGCTTTAGTTGATAAAGACAATATTACATTCAGATATGTTGTTGATACATTTGGATCTTTAGAAAACGGAGGTCTTTTAAATAAAGAAGAACTTTCTCTACTATGTAAAGAAAGACAGAATGCTTCTGCAATTCTTAACGCACCGATGGTGAAAGAATTCAAGGCTTCTACTAACCCTTCATTCCTAGATTCAAATACTGGTGCATTTAACGTGAACCACGTAGCAACTGGAGGTAACTTAGAAACTAACCCAACAGCTCTTTACACATTACCATCGATCAACGAGGGTGCTAACTACGCATTCTACTACGGTCCTGGTCTTAATGTAATCGAGAACGGTAGAACTAAAGTTATTCCACCAGCAGCTTACATCTCAAACAACTATATCGATAAATATACAGATGCATTACCTTGGTCAATCATCGCAGGCCCAAGAAGAGGTGTTGTAGGTGGTACAGGTGTACAATCTCTAGAATTTGCATTCGATAAATTCGACAGAGACGTACTTGAGCCATTCGGTTACAACCCAATCGTATTCGAAAGAGGCGTTGGTTTAACGATCAAAGGTAATAAAACTGCACAGCAAGGTATTCAGTCTGCTCTATCTTCAGCACACGTAAGAGAAGCTCTTATCTACATTGAAGATGGTTTAGCTGAAATCCTTAAGAACTACTTGTTCGAGTTTAACAATGCTCAAACTAGATTAGAAATCAAAACTCTAGCTGATAACTTTATGGAGTCAGTGAAGAAAGATGGTGGTGTATACGACTACAAGAACATCATGGACACTTCTAACAACACAACTGAGGTGATCGACAACAACATGGGTATTCTTGACACATTCGTTGAGCCAGTTAAAGGTCTTGAGATTCTAGTATCGAGAGTAACTGTTCTAAATACAGGTGAAATCGCAACAGGTAACTTTGCATAAGAAACGAAAGATATATAAATAAAATAGAAAATTAAGATATGGCTTTACCACATTATTCAGAGGACCAAACTAGCAAGAAAGGTAGAAACTTTGAGCCAGTACAGGCTAACCTGTTCGAGGTAACAATTTTACCTCCTGCTGGTGTTGCTGGACAAGAGTTCCTTTTACAGCACGTTAATTCAATCTCTGGTTTAGATGCTCTAGCTCCTGCGGTTGACGCAATCGGTCAAAAGTATAAGTTTGCAGAAAGAAATTATGCAGGCATGCCAGGTGCGACTTCAGTTGATATTACAGTTAACTTCTCTCTAAACCTGAACGATTCAAACCAAGCGTACCTATATAAAACATTAAGACAATGGTACAGAGCTCAGTACAATCCTGAGACTGGTGAAATGGGTCTTAAGAAAAATTATGTTGGTACAATCGTAGTTGTTCAATTCAACAGAGAAGGTGACATCTACAGAAAGGTTACACTAGATGATTGTTTCATTACTTCAGGTGTAAACTTAGTAGCAGAACTAAACTATGAGACTGCTGATGCTCAAGCATTAGAAGTAACATGGAAGTGTGATACTTACTCAGAAGAATTGAATTAATTTAATACAATTTAAAGAAAGAAGAAGGTGTTTAAAAGCGCCTTCTTTTTTTAGGCGCAGAAAACATAATATAATATTCTAATAATCTTAGATTATGAGTGATAAATTAACAAAAAAACTCCAAGTTCTACTGACCGAAGAAGAAGTTCGGGAAGTTAACAGGGTCATTTTAAATGATGCACTGGATAGAGAAGTAAGACCTATCTCAGTCAGCGCCTTTATTAGACAGTTAATACAGGAAGAACTTTCAAGAAGAGACGTAGAGCAAAGATCCTACATTAAACAAAATCTTAAAAACCTAAAAGAAAAATAATATGAGCGAAGACAACAAAAATTTGACTCCTGAAGAGGAAAGAATGGCCAAGGCTTTAGAAGCTAAAGACCAGATCAACGAGCGTCAAGTAGAATCTACCAATGAAGACGCTAAAGGTATTGAAGCTGCTGTCGCAGCAGGGGGCCTAGGTAGAGTTAATATGGCTGATTTTGGACCAGATCGAGCACAATCATCTGATAGTGCATTGGGCTGGCATGTGTTAGACCAAACAACTTTACCATCAAAAGGTAAATTCTATCCTGCTGACAGTGTTATCAAGATTAGATCTGCTAAAGCAGCCGAAATTAGACACTTCTCAACGATGGATGAAAACAACTACATCGATATGGAAGACAAGCTAAATTCCATTGTAGAATCTTGTTCACAGATGACTTCTGGTAATAAGAGACTATCCTACAAAGATATTTTAGAAGAGGATAGAATTATCTTATTATTAAGTATCAGAGATCTGACTTTCCCAGAGCCAGAGAATAAGCTGATGTTAAGAGGTAAAACTGAGAAGACTAAAAAGACTGTTGATATTGAATTATCAATCAGAAACTTAGTACCTACAGTTATCGATGAAGAGATCGAGAAATACTACGATGATAAAGCTAGAACCTATGTTATTAAAACTCGTTCTGCTGGTGAGGTTAGAATGCACCCTCCAACAATTGGCGTGATGCAAGAAGTTACTTCATACCTAAAAGACAGACAAGAGAAAGATGTAGAGTTCGATAAAGCTTTCATTCAAGTACTACCTTATGTACAATCTGACTGGAGAACATTAGGTCTTAGTAAGATCTTCCAATTAGAGATTGACTACAAGGCGTGGGATGAAAAGAAATTTATGGTGATTTATCGATTAGCAGAAAGAATGCGAATCGGTGTAACAGCAAACCTGGAAAAAGAAGTAGATGGAGAAATTGCGTCTGCCCCTCTTGAGTTCCCAGGTGGCATCAAAAGTCTTTTCATTATTTCAGATCTCGCTGGAGAACTACTTTAAGACTAAGTTCTACCTGGGTGTCCATCTTAGGATGCAGCCTAGCGAGATTGAAAACATGTACTACTATGAATATTGGTATTACGTGAAGAATCTGGCGGACTACATCAAGAATAAGAATAAAGCAAACGAGGACCAACAAGAACAGGCGAATAAACAGCAGAGTGATATGTCCTCTAAGTATAAAGCGCCAAAGATGCCTAAGGTCCCTACATTTAAGCAACCCTCGATGAAGATGCCTAAATTGTAGAGATATATAAATAGAGTATAGGGGTATGTTTCCCGGAGCATACCCCTTACTTTTAAAAATAAGGAGCTGACCTAAGTGAATTTAAAGTTTATTCAGAATGCCTTTGATCGTCTCGGTCAAGATGGTGAACTTTTACAACAAATTAGTGCCAATACCCAAGTTACGGCTGAAGCTGTAGTTAAGGGTGGTGAACTGTTTGATCGTATCGATCGAATGGTGCTCGCTTTAGAGAAAATCGAGAAAAATACTAAATCAGGTAAAGGCGGTATTCAAGAGGCTATTGTTTTAAAGCTTGTAGCTCCAACACTTAAGCCAATCGGTTTAGGTATGCAATTTATTGTTGATGCATTAAATTCTCTGCCGGATGCAAAAGAGGCTGGCGAGAAAATGGATGCGTTAACAAAAGGCCTAGTTGTACTGGGCGAGGTGGGTAAATCTATTCTACAGTTTGCCGCCTATATGATTGTTGCAACCCCACTTCTGGTTGTAACAGCACTACTGGCACCAATCTGGGTGGCTGGTATTTGGGTTATTACTAAAGGACTTATGTGGGCCACAGATGGCCTAGATAAGAAGCGATTAAAATCTATTGCATTATTAGGTGATGTAGGTAAATCTCTATTCCAATTAGCAGGCTATTTATCTCTAGTAGCATTATTGACTATTCCAGCAATGATCGGTGTACTAGGAGCTGCGTTAATTGTAATGGGTATTGCTGGTATCTTTAAGATATTAGAGACGATTGGTCTAAAGCCTAAGAAAATTGATAAGATGGGTGACGCCCTGAAATCATTGGCACTAGGACTTCTAGGTCTATCATTAACCTTAGCACTTATTAGCCTTATTGTAAAACCAGTTTTGATTGGACTTGCAGTTTCTGCTGCGGTAATTTTAGGTGTTGGTCTAGTATTCTACCTATTAGATATTCTAAAGGTAAATAAAAAGATGAAGAAGACCTCGCTGGCTCTGATGTTTGCCGGCTTGGCAATTGTAGTATTAGCTGCATCTGTGATGTTGGCAGCCGCTATGTTACCAGGTTTTGAGAGTATTTTAACTGTACTTGGTGTCGTCGCTGGTATTGCGTTAGTATTCTATGTAGCCGGAATGGGCTTTAGTCAGATCTTGAAAGGATCGCTGGCAATGCTTGTTGCTGGTGTTGCACTAATTGTTCTTGGCTTTGGTGTTAAAATTATGACAGCTGCAGTACCAGATCTGATGACTGGTCTGGGCATGATTGCCCTAATTGCAGGTTTGGGTGTAGTATTTGCACTGATTGGAGCCTATGAAGCGGGTATGATGACAGGTATA